CTAACAGAATTGCTCAGAGAACTCGTCGTGGAAAGGGTAACATCATCATGTGCTCTGCTGACGTTGCTTCAGCACTGACCATGGCTGGTGTTCTCGATTACACCCCTGCTCTGAATGCTAACCTGAATGTTGATGATACTGGCAACACCTTTGCTGGTACTATCCAAGGTAAGTACAGAGTATACATCGACCCATATTCAGCAAACCTTGCTGCCGATAACGGCGGTCTCGCACAAGGCACCAACCAATACTACGTTGTTGGTTATAAGGGTTCTAGTGCATATGATGCTGGTCTGTTCTATTGCCCATACGTTCCTCTCCAGATGGTTCGTGCAGTTGGCGAGAACACCTTCCAGCCTAAGATCGGCTTTAAGACCCGTTATGGTATCGTTGCAAACCCATTTGCAGAAGGTACTACTCAGGGTCTCGGTCGTCTGCGTGTCAACAGCAACCGTTACTACAGAAGAGTTGCTGTTAAGAATTTAATGTGAGTCTTGTTCGCATTAAGTTTCAAGAGGGTCTTCGGACCCTCTTTTTTTATAAATAGAATGTTAAATATTAATTGTGATATGCCAAGACCTATAGATCCAAATATAGGAGAAAATTACTTCTCAAAAGAAGGAGTAAAAAGAAATAAAGAAAAACATAAGTTATATGTGATGAGAAGACGTGATGAAAGGAAATTAAAACTTGTCGAATACTTTAATAATAAATGTAATGATTGTGGTGGCACATTTCCACCGTGTTGTTACGATTTTCATCACGTAGATCCATCAACTAAGTTATTTGAAATAGCACCTAGACTTGATGGAAACTTTGATACTATTATTGAAGAAGCAAAAAAATGTGTGATGATATGTTCTAATTGCCATAGAATCCGTCATTATAAAGAAAACCGATAAATATTTAAAAAAATGGCAGTCACAAACGCATATAAAAATCAAATACAGAATAGAAACTTTCTATCTCCTGTAGGATTTAAGTTTACTCTGAATAGAGCACCTAAAGTAGCATTCTTCGGAAACTCGGCAAATATTCCAGGAATGACTTTAGGAGTGGCGGTTCAATCAACATATCTCAAGGATATTGATATTCCTGGGGACAAGATTCAATTTAATGATTTAACTTTAAGATTTCTTGTTGATGAGAATCTCGAAAACTACATGGAGATTCAAAACTGGGTTCGTGGTATTGGATACCCAGAAAGTTTGGATGAGATTTATGATTGGCAAAAATCAAATCCAAACATGAATTTGCAAGAAAAGTCGCAGATGAATTTATATTCAGATGCAACACTTACCATTCTTACAAGTTCAAATAACTCAAACTTTAAAGTTAAATTTTTAGATGTGTTTCCATACTCTTTGACAGATCTTCAGTTTGATGCTACGGATAGTGACATCGATTATTTGACTGCGGAGGTCACTTTCAAGTATACTATTTACAATATCGTAGATAATGCGGACAATCCATTATGACTTTTGATTTGGATACAATCCAAAAAATGTGGGAAGAAGATTGTAAGATTGATGCAGATAACTTACATACGGAATCTTTAAATATTGCAAGTTTACATGCAAAATACTTTGATATTTACAATAACATTGTTCTTCTAAAAAAGAAAGCAGAGCAACAAAGAAAAAATATCAGACACGATCGTTATGAGTATTATACAGGAAAAGCAGATCCTGATGTTTATGTAGAGAATCCATTCCCTAAGAAAATTCGTGATAAAGAAACTCTTCAAAAATACTTAGATGCTGACGAGAAACTTTCTCAAGTTTGTCTCAAGATTGATTACTATGATACAATGTTAAACTATATCGAAAGTATTCTGAAAATGATTCAGAACAGAACTTTTCAGATCAAGAACGCAATTGAATTTGTTAGATTTACTGCTGGACTGGGGTAAATAAATAATCCAAGATGAATGGATTCTTGTGATTGATACTACGGCAAATCTTGTTATATCAAAATCCAACGAAGTATTTTTAAAGATTAATACAGAACCTCATATAGAATACGAACTTAGAGATCACTTTAAGTTTGAGGTTCCTAATGCAAAATTTATGCCTCAGTATCGTGGTAGGAATTGGAACGGAGAGATTCACCTATATGACATGAGATCCAAGCAAATTTATGTTGGACTCTTAGATAAAATTGTATCCTTCTGTAAGCAATACGGATACACTTATAAATTTGATGATAATAAATTCTACGGACTTCCATTTGAGATTAATGAAGAGATCTCATATGAAGGTGTCAAGGATTATATGAAATCTATTTGTTCTCATCCTCCACGGGAGTATCAAGTAGAGGGAGTATATGATGCTCTAAGGCATAACAGAAAGCTATTGATAAGCCCCACTGCATCTGGCAAATCACTAATGATTTATTCCCTCGTAAGATATTATGTGGATAAAGGGCAAAAAATCCTTTTAATTGTTCCGACGACATCTCTTGTAGAACAGATGTACAAGGATTTCCAGGATTATGGTTGGGATGCTGAGTCATATTGCCACAAAATTTATTCTGGTAGAGAAAAGACAAACGAACATGCAGTTACGATTACCACTTGGCAATCTGTATATAAATTAGATCGTTCTTTCTTTGAGGATTATGGAGTGATTATAGGTGATGAGGCACATTTGTTCAAGAGTAAGTCTCTGATACAGATCATGACTAAACTTCATCATGCTAAGTATCGTTTTGGATTTACAGGAACACTCGATGGAACTCAAACTCATAAATGGGTTCTAGAAGGATTATTTGGTCCATCATATAAAGTAACAAAAACTGCAGAACTGATGAAACAAGGTCATCTTTCTCAGTTAGATATTCAGTGTCTTGTGCTCAAGCATCCTCCACAAAAGTTTGAAACTTATGAAGATGAGATACAATATTTAATCTCTCATGAGCAGAGGAATAAATTTATTACAAACCTATCTTTAGATCTAAAAGGAAATACTCTTGTTCTGTTTTCACGAGTAGAAGCACATGGAGCAATTCTCTATGAGATGATAAATAAGAATAACCGTGAAGATCGTAAAGTATTTTTCGTTCATGGTGGGGTGGATGCTGAAGAACGAGAACTTGTAAGAGAAATTACCGAGAGAGAAAACAACGCAATTATCGTTGCTTCTTATGGAACTTTTTCTACAGGTATTAATATTAAAAGTCTCCATAATGTCATCTTTGCTTCACCCAGTAAATCAAGAGTTAGAAATCTTCAATCAATAGGAAGAGTTCTTAGAAAAGGAAAAAATAAAACTAAAGCAGTCCTCTACGACATCTCTGATGATTGTACAATTCAATCAAGAAAGAACTATACTTTAAATCACTTCATAGAAAGAATTAAAATTTATAATGAAGAACAATTCAATTATGAGATAATCACTATTCAACTAAAGAGCAAATGATAGAAGATGATTTTTACTGCACACTTAAGTTAAAAACTGGAGAGGAAATCTTCGCAAAGGTAGCTGCTACTGAAGAAGATGATCGCACTCTTCTCTTAGTAACTAATCCAATTATCGTTGCTGAGATAAAAGGAAGAACTGGTGTAATGGGTTATAAAATAGAACCTTGGTTAAAGACAACCACAGAAGATATGTTCATTATCAATCTGGATGATGTTCTTACCATGACGGAATCTTCTGATATTGAAATGATTTCTATGTATCAGACATATTGTAGAGAGTCTGATAAAACAAGAAAGAATCAAGCAAAGATCTCTCGGAAGATGGGATATCTTGCTAATGTTAATGATGCAAAAGAGATCTTAGAGAAACTCTTTAAAGATAGCTAAAGCCTGATCTTCAAACCCAACAAAGGTATTCTACACAGTTTTTGATACCTTGTCAACTATTTGGATAAGTGCTATAATTCATACATATTATGAGATAACCTAATGATAACCACAGCAGTTATGACCAAGAGAAAGAGGTCAGAGCACTACGTAAATAACAAAGAGTTTCTTGCCGCATTGATTAGGTATCGTGAAGATATCGAAATTGCTAAGATTAAAGGTAATCCAAAGCCACAAATTCCAAGGTATATTGGTGAGTGTTTCTTAAAGATTGCTAATCATTTATCATTCAAACCAAATTTTGTCAATTACATGTTCAAAGAGGACATGATTTCTGATGGTATTGAAAATTGTGTTCAGTATATTCACAACTTTAACCCAGAAAAATCACAGAATCCATTTGCCTACTTCACTCAGATTATTCACTACGCATTTCTGAGACGCATTCAGAAAGAGAAGAAGCAATTGGAAATCAAGAACAAGATTCTGGAAAGAACTGGATTTGATCAGGTGTTTGACAGTGGAAGTGTTGACGGATCAGACTATTCCGACTATAATTCTATCAAGGATGCAGTTCACTCCAAACTTCGTTATTGATGAAAGTAGCAATTATTACTGACCAACACTTTGGAGCACGAAAGAATTCTAAACTCTTTCATGATTATTTCCTAAAGTTCTATAATGATGTATTTTTCCCAACACTCGAAGAGCATGGGATTACTACCGTTGTGGATATGGGTGATACTTTTGATAGTCGTAAGGGAATTGACTTTTCTGCTTTATCGTGGGCTAAAAATAATTACTACGATCGTCTAAACGAAATGGGTGTAAAGGTTCATACAATTGTAGGGAACCACACTGCTTACTACAAAAACACAAATCAGGTAAATGCGGTCGATCTACTTCTGCGTGAATATGATAATGTGACTGTATATTCGGAACCAACTGAAGTAATGTTGGGTCAACTTCCGACTCTTTTTATTCCGTGGATCAATCAAGAAAATGAGGAAAGCACTCTCAAACTTATTCAAAAGACAACTTGCCCGTGTGCGATGGGGCACCTTGAACTCCAAGGATTTCGAGTTAATAAACAAATCATCATGGAGCATGGTTTGGAAAGCAAGTTATTTGAGAAGTTCTCCCGTGTCTTCTCGGGACACTACCACACTCGATCGACTAATGGAACAGTCTTCTATCTAGGAAATCCATATGAGATTTACTGGACCGATGTAGGTGATACTCGCGGTTTTACTATTTTTGATACTGAAACCTTAGAACATACTGCAGTAGACAATCCGTATAGAATGTTCCATAACATTTACTATGAGGATACCAACTACCAAACTTTTGATACTCGTGAATATCAAAATAAAATTGTTCGAGTGATTGTTCGTAAGAAAACAGATATCAAGAAGTTTGAAAAGTTTATTGATAAACTTTATAGTTCTAATGTTGCTGAACTCAAAGTTGTAGAGAACTTTCAAATTCAAGAGAATGAAGAGTTCGAAGCATTTGAATCGGAAGATACACTTTCCATCTTGAATAGATATGTAGAGGAAGCAGAGATTGGACTGGATAAATCCATAGTTCAAAAACTTATTTCCGAAGTATATCAAGAGGCTTGCGAATTAGTGTAGAT